GTCTTTCGACGGTGCATCCCTATATTTTTGTGCAAAAAGCGCCAAAAACCCGTCATTTAGGCAACTGATCCCGATGAATTCAACGACTGAAGCCCCGGCCGAATTGACCGAACCAGGGAACACCCACCCCCCGGGCGCCATAATCGTGGACCAGGTGACGGTTGCGGAATTGTATGACGTATCGGCCATGACGGTTTCAAAATGGATAAATGCCGGGATGCCCGCGGACCGCGACCGGCGCCGGGGAACCGTCTCCATTGACTTGGGGCGGGCCATTCGGTGGCGTGAAAAAACCCTGGCGGCCAGGTCCCAGGCGGACCCCGTCGCCCAGGAAAAAGCGGAAACGGAATTGGAATTGACCAAGGCCAAATTGGAGGCCCAATTAATCAAAAACAAGCGGGACTTGGGGGACGTAATGGACCGGGCGGCGGTTTTGGAAACAATGCGGGGGCTTGGCGCCCATATCCAAGGCGCCGGGGAAAAAATATTGGTCCATTTCGGCCAGGACGCGGCCGACATCATCCAGGACGGAATTGAAAGATTTTATACAACACTTTCGGAATATAGGGGGGTGGAAATTGTTGAACAACGAAATAATCACAACGATTAAAAGCGGGCGGTCATTTTTAACGCCCAGGAAAATCAGGTCAATCCGTGAATTTGCGGAACAGGAAATTACCATCCCCAACGGTCCGTTTAAGGATTTGAAATTCAAAATAAACCGCCAACCATTCATTAAATTATATTTTGACCAGGTGGAATCCGGTAACTGGTCCAGGTTCATGGTGGTGGGTTGCGTACAGTCTGGGAAAACCCTGGGATGTTACATTATTCCGGCCTGTTGGTTTTTGTTTGAACTGGATGAGGATATCATCTTAGGGTTGCCGTCTGGGGAAATGGCGACGGTAAAATGGAAGGCGGACCTTGAACCCGTGATTAAAAAAACCCGTTATTCTTCCCTATTGCCCCAAACCGGATCCGGTTCAAGGGGGGGGAAATTCACAGAGGCGAAATTCGGAAACGAACGGATGGTATTGTTTTTGACCGGCGGGGGTGGGGATGCCAAGCGCAGCGGGGCCACTAGCCGGGCGGTTTTTGTGACGGAATTGGACAAAATGGACCAGGCCGGCAACCAGTCCAGGGAAACGGATAAGGTCAAACAAATTGAAGCCAGGACAAAAGCGTTTGGAAATCGCGCTGTTACTTTCGGGGAATGTACCGCCTCAATTGAAACCGGTAGAATTTGGGTTGAATACAAAAACGGGACGGAGTCCAAAATTGTTTGTCCATGCCCGAATTGTGGGAAATTTGTGACCCCGGAAAGGGAACACCTGGCAGGGTGGAAAGATGCGGAAACAGAATTGGACGCCATGGATTTGGCCCGGTTCCATTGCCCAGGCTGCGCCACCCCCCTGGACGATGACCAGCGGCGGAAAATGAACGAATCCGCCAGGTTAATCCATAGGGGGCAAACAATCACAAAAACCGGAAAAATACGGGGGAAAGCGCCACGCACCAGAACCCTGGGTTTTCGATGGAACGCGTTCAATAATTTATTATGGACCACCGCGGACATTGCCGGGATGGAATGGACGGCGGCCAGGGATCCGGATGATGAATCATCGGAACGCGAAATCCTTCAATTTGTATGGGCGAAACCATACCGCCCCAAAATTGAGGACGTGACCAGGCTGGATTCAAACGACTTACAACGCCGGACCAATGCGTTACCGCGTGGGATGGTCCCGGCGGACTCCCAGATCCTAACCTGTGGGATTGATGTGAACAAGTGGGGCGGGTCATATGTTTTGATTTCGTGGGCTAATGGCCGCGGGTTTGTCGTCGAATATGGGATTATAGAGTTTGATTATCAGACATTTGGAACAGAGAAAGGAATTGATGTTGGATTGACTGATTTCTGGGAACGGATTGTCCAGGGCCGGGGGTGGACCCACCAGGGGCAACCGGAACCCATCCGCCCGGACGGTATTTTTATCGATTCCGGGGGGACCTGGACAGATACCATATATGATTTTTGCCGCGATAAACCCCTATTCATGCCCGTCAAGGGGTACGGGACCAACGTATATTCAGACGGGACAACCCGGCCCTATTCCGAACGGACAACGTTGACCCGGTTGGTTTTAAACGTCGGGGAGCGTTATCATCTGCAATACGCATCCGCCAAACGAATAAAATACGTACAGGTAGACGCGGATCACTGGAAAACCTGGATTCATGAAAGGCTGTCAACGCCACCAGGGGAAAATGGTTCCCTGGTGTTGTATGATGCACCCAGGGCCGAACATTTCACATTCTCCAAACATTTGACCGCGGAAAAACAGGTAAAAAAATTCATTCCAGGCCGCGGGGATGTTATGACCTGGGAAACGGTCCGGTCAAATAACCATTATTTTGATGCCACATATTTGGCCGCCGTTTGTGGGCATTTCAAGGGTTTCAGGCTGGAAAAAAAATCCAAACCATTGAACCAGGGGGGCCACAACGGGAACCAGGGAAAACCTGGGGTCCAAAATTTAACGGATTATTTTAAGGGGTAATATTTGCCCATGGTTTCCAGGTTATCCAAAACCCGCGGCCCGGAATGTCCAAAGTGCGGATGTTCACAGGTTTCCAGGATGCGACAACAGGCCATCCGATGGCGTAAAAAATGGACGCGGTGGAATTGCGGGGCCTGTGGTAATATTTTCACCATTGCGCCGGAAAAAGAACCGGAAAACATGCCGGATGATTTGGTTTGTGTTGAATTCGCCCGGAATAATTGCCCGCATTGCCGGTCAAAATCAACGCAAATCGTCCGGACTATCCGCCCGATTCGATATCATAAATGCCAGGAATGCAACCGGACATTTAAAAGCCAGGAACGGGGGGACCCATGAAAAAACCAATAATCTATCCGGACGGGTAACCAATCCCAAACCCCATCAACCCATCCTAAACCCGTCCAATCATACCGCCAGGGGGCCAAAACCCCATCCCAACACCGCCCCCCCAAAACGGGGGCGGTTTCTATTTTCTGGAAATGTTCCCAATTAAATTTCCCAAATCACCGTTTCCATTTGGTCCATGGGGTGGGTTTGTAGTATTCCCAATCCATGGCGCTTTCCGACATCGACGCCCTGGTTACCACGGCCAATACACAGATTGACGCTGAAAACTGGTCCGGCGCATTCAAAACGCTATTAAAAGCCAAGGCCCTTTTGGCCGTTACTCCAGACGCCGAAAAAGGGGACCGCCGCGTCCGAATCCGCGGAATGGAAATTGATTCCCTATTAAAGTCAATTTCATCCATGGCCGGGGCCGCCCAGGGTATCCAGCGCACAGAAATAACTTGGAAACCCGCCACGTAAATCCATGTTTAACCGTTTAAAATCCATGATTAGGCCAAACAGGACGCCCCGCGCAGCGGTGCCAGTCCGGGAAAAAATGGCGGAACCCCGCCAGGATTTCCACCGGTCCAGGTTCCAGGCGGCCAAAACCAGCCGTCTAAATCAAACCCACTGGTCCAGCACGTCCCCCAGTTCAATCAATGACGCCCTGGCAGGGGGTGACCTGGCAACAATCCGGGAGCGTTGTATTTTTGAATTTTCAAATAATCCAAACATTGAGGGGATGGTTGAACAGTACGCGGTTGATTTGGTCGGAAAATTCGGGCCGTCGTTACAGGTTCAAAGCGAAAATCCAGCATTCAATGAAAGCCTTGAATCATCCTGGAAAAACTGGTGGGCAATGCCCGACGCGCAAAACCGCCTGTCCGGTCCGGATATGCTTAAACTTATGGTCCGGATGTTTTTTCAGTGCGGCGAAAACGTTATCCAAAAAGCGAATATAGCGGACGCCCCGGGACCAGTAAGTTTCCGCCTCAAAAATATCCACCCCAGGCGGTTGGATACGCCATTTGACAAGGCCGGGAGCGCGGACATCATTTTGGGGGTTGAGTTGGACAGCATTGGCCGCCCCGCGCGTTATTATATCAGCGTTGAGGAACTGGTTAACGGGATTTCCTTGGCGTCCACCACTTCCCTGGCGCTGGATGCGTCCAATATAATCCACTTGTTCATACAAAAAGAACCCGACCAGGTGCGCGGGTTGCCATGGTTAACAACCCCACTTTCAACAGCGGCGGATCTGCGGGATTATGAATCCCAGGTTATGGACGCCGCCAGGATTGCCGCCGATAATGCCGGGTATTTATACACGGACCGAATGGATGCCCCATTCGTTGAGGTTGCGGGGTCGGTGGACATTGAACCGCGAACAATCAACACCTTGCCCCCAGGCTACAGGATGGAACAATTAAACCCCCGCCAACCGTCGGCACAATACAAGGACTTTCGTGATGAAAAACTGGAGGAATTAGGCGCCCCGGTTGGGATGCCTTTAATGAAAATAAAACGGAACGCGTCCGGCCATAATTATTCAAGCGCAAGATTTGACGCCCAGGGGTTCAACATGGCCATCAATTCCCTGGAGGGGTACCTGGAAAGGAATTTGTTGGCGGAATGCGTCGGACAGGTGGCGCGGGAATTACAATTGGCCCCAACGGGCCAGCGGTTGGGACCGGTCCCCATGGACACAAAATTGGTTTGGACATGGCCCCAACCGCCCCATGTGGACCCGGTAAAAGAGGCGAACGCCGCGGGGATCCGGATTGACAACCAAATTTCCACGATAACGGACGAATTGGCCGGCCAGGGGAAAACCCTGGAGGAATACATTGACAAGCGGCGCAGGGAATTGGACGCCCTGGACGCCGCGGGATTAAACCAGGACCAAAGCGCAGCGGATATACAGGCCGCGGATTTTAACGATGATGAAGGGGACGAAGATGAACCACCACGCCGAAAAATTCAAGCAATTTGAAAACGTAAACGCCACGCGGGACCTTTCCGGAATGACGTTTGGAAATTTGACGGTCCGGGCCGAAACCCTGGACCCTGAATCCCGATCCGTAGAGGCCATCCTGTCAACCGAACGCGTGACGGAGGTGTTTGACTGGGCAAGATTTGAAGTAATTGACGAAGTTTTAAGGGCGGACGGGTTTGAAATATCGGGGGAACAGGTCCCATTATTAAACAACCACCGCCGGTTTGATCTGGACCAGGTTTTGGGGTCCGTCCGGAATATCCGCCAGGAAAATGACCAGGTTATTGGACGGTTATTTTTGGCGGACGGTGACGAAATGGCAGAACGCGCCTGGAACAAGTTGAAACAGGGCCATTTAACGGACGTTTCTGTGGGATATCGCGCCCGCGGGTCCGAAACACTGAAACCAGGGGAAACAAAAACGATACAAGGAAAGGAATACACGGCGGACAACGGGCGGACCTTGCGGGTGACCACCGCCTGGCCATTAAAGGAATTATCATTGACACCGATTGGGGCCGATGAGGCCGCCAAAATTAGATCGGAAATAAGTTTGATTGAGAGCCAAAACAGGGAATCCGATTCCCAAAAAACACATGAAAGGGGAATGGCCGAAATGAGCGCATCCCAAACAAATGAGGGGGCCGCCAACACGGAATCCCCTGAAAACTCCCCGTTGGTGACCATCGACGTGGACAACTTAAGAACGGAAGCCCAGGCGGAGGGCCGCAAGCAAGGCGCCGCAGCAGAACGCGCAAGGGTTCAGGAAATTAGGGAATTGGCAGGGACAGACACCCCCGCGGAACTGGTGGAACGTGCGGTTAATGATGACTGGACGGTTGACCAGGCGGCCAGGGAATTCCTGGGGGCCGTCCGTAATGCCCGCCCGGAAACCGTGCCATCCGCCCCGGCGGCAATTATCCGCGATAAGGACCAGGACATTAATAGGGACGTTTTGGTGGCGGCCCTATGTCACAGAATGTCGGACGATTACGCCGCAAACGTGGCGGCAACGTCCCCGGCATTTTCCGACGCGGAAAAAGAAAAAGCCAACCAGGTGGCAGAACGCGCCTGGAGATTCCGGGATTTTTCGCTTTTGGACATCGCCCGCGAATCCGTGAAAATGGACCAGGCCAGGGATCCCCTGTCAAATAGCCAGCCACATACACGGTCAGAAATCATCCGCGCCGCAGTTTCAACCGCGTCGTTTTCCAACATCATGACCACAAATGTAAACGCCCGTTTACAACGGGCATATTCGGAGGCCGCCGATACAACGGACTGGTGTTCCGAATCGGACGTGGCGGATTTCAAGACCAATGAACGCCCGCAAATGGGCAAGGATGCGGGTCTAAAAAAACTCCCGTCCGGGGCCACCGCGGATCATGCAAAATATGAGGACAACGTGGAATCATATAAAATTGCGCGTTATGCCAACCAGTTTGTGATGGACGAACAGGACATCATAAACGACAACTTGGGCGCCGTTGCCCGGATACCCACGGAATTGGGCCGCGCATCCGCCAGGTTGCGCCCGGACCTGGTTTATTCCATCCTTTTGGCCAATGCCAACATGGGGGATGGGACCGCCTTGTTTGCCGCGGGCCACGGTGGCAACACCGCAACCGCCGCGCTTTCCCTGGCAAATATCAAGGCCAGGGTGGCGAATATGGCAAAACAGACCCGGGATTCCGTCGTTTTGAATATCAACGCGGCGTATTTGGTAACCGGGAGGGACCTGGAATTCGACGCCCGGGAATATCTTGGAAGCCAAACCCAAATTGTTGATGGTTCATCCAGCCAGACATTCCGCGGAACGCGGAACGTGGTTTCCGATCTTGGGATCGGACTACGGGTTGACCATCGCATTTCGGGCGGCGTGACCGATCCGGATTCCGGGACGGCCCACACCGCATCAACCACGGCCTGGTTTTTGGCCGCCAATCCGGCGGACGTTGAAACCGTAGAGGTGGCATATTTGGCCGGAACGGGCCGTCGGCCCGTCTTGCGCCGGTTCAATCTGATACAAGGCCAATGGGGCGTTGGGTGGGATATCAATTTGGATATTGGCGCCAAGGCCCTGGATTTTCGCGGATTGGACCGCGGGAATACCTGATCCCAACCGAATCCATGACCGGGCCGGCGACTTGACCACGCCGACCCACCCCAACAGGGGGTCCCTGGCATCCAGTCCGCCAGGGGTCCCCAAAAAAAAACAAAGGGGGGACAAAATGGCAAAAAAAACAACAAAGCCTGAACCCGTGAAAAAAAAACCAGCAAAATCACCCAAACGCGGCGCCGTGGTATTACTACGAAACATAGCGTTGGGGGAGGGAAACCGGGAGGGTGGGTTTATCATTGGACAAATTGCGGCGGGGTCCAAATGTAAACCCGGGGACGTATTGGGACCCGATGAAATAACCGCCGCCCCTGGCGTGACCGCCCGGGAAATATCAACGCTGTTAAATAATCCAACAGCGTATCAAATAAAATAAAACCGGCACATATTAGCGCCGGGGACATAAAAAGGATGACAGAAAAATGGCAGTACAGGCAGCACTGGTAAATGACTTAAACCATGTTCCAATGAAAATGACCGCGGGCGCCGCATTGGTTCCCGGGGAGGTTATCCCATCCGGTCCCGCGGGGATCCTGGGGGTATATGCGGGAATTGACGACGCGGCAAACGGTGACACAATCGCCGCCCACATTGCCGGGGTTTTTTCACTGAATGCAAAATCGGCGGATACCGGATCAGCGGGAACTGATTGGTATTGGGACGACACAAACAACGAAGCCACCACCACATCATCCGGGAACACGTTTTCGGGTGAGGGGACAGGGACCAAGGCGTCCGGTGATACCACCGTTGAATTGTTAATGAACCAGCCCGCCCTTCCGTAATGGGTGGAAACGAAACCCGCGCAAGATAGCGCCCAAACGCGGCGGACACGCCCAACGGCGTGTCCGCCGTTTGTTTTATGAGGTCAATGATGCCGTCCGATTTTGACAATAATTGGAAGGATTCCGCCCTGGTGGTAATGATGGACCATCACAAGGAATCCACCCAAATCACATACACGGCGACCGGGGAAAGCCCGGCCACAATTGACGCAATAGTTACGCCCAGGACGGTTACCAACGAACAAGACGACCGGGGCCAATTTGATGTCCGGACCTTGGAGGTTTTAATTTATCAACGCGCAACCACCGGGATAAGCGCCCCCGATTTTGCGGATAAAATAACCTGGAATTCAACGGATTATTATGTAATTGAAATCGAACCGGACGCCCTGGCAGAAACGGCGGTCCTGATAGCCGTTAATAAATCCGCATTTGAACGGACGCGGGAAAATTATAGGGTAGGCGAATAATTCATGGTAACCGCCACGGGAAACACATCTGTCCAATTTGATGAATTAATTGACCTCTTGGCCAATTGCGCGGCATTCCAGACCTGGGTTGGCGCGGGTAGCGCCGCCGCTGCAAAAAATTCGGTATATATAGAGGGGTTTCTATCAGGCGGGGACATGGCGGGGAAACGTCCATTTGCCCTTTTTGGTATTCTCAATTTTGAGTCCGAATCATACGCCACCGGATCATCCAAGGCATTTTCCCAGATGAGGGATTATTCTTTAATGTTTGAAATTGACGTTACCGACGGAGACGACCACAAAGATGCAGCTTATCGGTTTTTTAATGCAATTGACGACATTGTGGACGAAATCATGGACCTGGCCGACACGGACAAACCAACCAGCGGGGTATATATCAACATTGACCGGTTGAGCCATGATGGCCCTTTTAGGTCCAACGAACGGGACGGGGACGCGGATGGGGATTATATCGCCATTGATTTCAGGCTTTCGGTTGGATTTCCAACGACGTCCAGCGGCGGCGGGGGTGAGGTTTAAAATGCTATCTGTAATATACAGGGAAAAAGGTTCCCCCCGTCAAAAATTAAAAAAATTCAAGCCGTATATTATGGAGGGACTGAGGGAGACACTTGAGTTTTGGCATGAGGAAATATTGGAAAAGCATTTTAAAGAGTCGGCATATTCGCGTTATAAATACACGGCCCGGGCGCGGTCCTATGTCAAAAGAAAACGGAAAAGATTGGGCCACAATCGGCCCCTGGTTTATTCGGGGAATACGCGGCGCCAATTGATGCGGGCCAGGCGCCTCAATGTCCGATCCGCTAAAAAAGCCAAGTTGATTATGACGGCGCCCGCACATGTCAATTATAGAACCACGCGCCGATCCAGCGCCCGGTCCATTGACAAAAAGGCGGAAATCACGGCCCTAATCGGGAAAGAAATGAAAAAATTGGAAAAAACAATGGACCGGGTGGTGGGTGAATTACTTAAACAACCCGGAAACATAACGGAAACGGAAAGGATGAAATAAAATGTCAACGTATGTATGGGATATCCACGGCGTGGAATACGGATCCAGCGATATAGGGCAAATAACGGGGCAATCCGTAAACCGCGGAATTCAGCGGATTTTAGGGATTGGGTCCGGGGAGGTGGAACGCCAATATACATCTGTGGGGCGCGAAAATCCCGGGGGGACGTTCACAACAAAAGCGGTCAACACGGCCCTGGGAATAATTGGGGTGAATGGCGCCGCAATCGGTACAAATGATTTAATCCTGTATAGAAAACGGATGGAACCAGGTGGGACGCGGTCAACCGGGTCCGTCCATGATAAAATCACAATTTCAGACGGAATTGTTTTTCCTGCCGGGTTAACCATCCCGGACGGTGATGACGCGGCCGTTTCTTATCAATGGTTCGGGGTTGACACCAACGCGGACGGTACCAGCCCCGTAGCCGTAACAGTAAACCAGGCATTATCCGGGACAACAAACCATGATGAAGGCTACCGCCTGGGGCCATTGACCATCAACGGAACGACCGTTGACAATGTCCAGAGCGTGGACGTCAATTTCGGAATCCAGGTTGATTTTGTCCAGGGGGATGGAACAATTTTCCCCCGGGACTGTTACATTGCCCAAATTTTGCCGGAATTAACTGTAACCTGTTTCGATTCTGCCGTTATTGCGCTAATAGGGGAAACTGGCCTGGACATTAACAACTCCACCAAGGTGGTGGTGAAATTGCGCCAGGTCAACAAAAATTCCGCCGTGTCCTATGCGGCGGGGATTACCTTGACCATTACGGACGGGATGGTCCACCTGGACGGATACCAGGGAACCCATGGCCAAAAAGGTGGCTTTTCGTTTCGCGTTGTCCCGACCAAGGATTCCGGGACGGACCTGATTGTCTTGGGGACCTTTTAAATGAATGGTTTCATGTATTTCCTGCCAGGGCGGTCCGGTGCCAATTCCGGGACCATTGAGGAATTGGGATTGGGGGGGCGCCTGGGGAACCAGGTCAAATTCGTCCCCGCCGTGGGTCCCACCCAATCCCCGGGGATGTTCGCCGCCCTGGATAAAGTTGAGGTCCGGGGATATGACCCCAAGGCCCAATCCTGGCAGGAAACAAATGAAGGATATTGGGTTGGGATGCAAAACGACAAACGGCCAGGCCCGGACGATTTAATCCGGGATACTGTCTATAATTCACATTCCGTGGAATTGGGGGACGGGAAAAAATGGCGTTTCCCAATTTTACGCGTTGCCATGACCGGGGAGATAATGCCCATAAACCGGGCGTTTACCCTGGACGCGAATGGGGATGTTGTGGCCACACTCCAGGACGAATTCCTGGACCTGGGGGAAAGGGTTATGGGGATAGCCCAGCAATATTTCAACCGGATCGGGGCGGCGGAAATTGAAGGGGAGGAAGCGTTAAACGTGACTATATCAATTGCTGATGATTTCGCGATTTTGACCGATGCGTTGAGGATCAATTACCGGGTTACAAAGTGGGAATGTTCCCTTTTAAAATTATTTAATCCCATGGCAATCCATAACTCAATCCAGGCCATTCTGGATGTTCCATCAATGTTTGATTTACTAAAAAAAAACTTTCAATCCGACGCGTCCAATTTGACCGATGGGAAAGACAATTGACCCCGGCCCGAAATATTGAGGGTTTGCCGACTTTCGCGGATATTTGGTACAAGTCTTATAATCTGCGCTGGATGGCGGTGGAATAAATAATGGCCAATGTGACCTTTACCGTAGACGCCCAAACCGCCAAGGCGGTATCCGGTTTTATGAACCTGGTTGGCGCCCAGGATAAAGCCAAAAAAAAACAGGGGGAATTCACAAAAGAGGCCAAAAAAACATCGTCCGCCCTGGATGGACTTGAAAAAAAGGCGTTAAAATTGGTTGGCGCCTACCAATTAATTTCCGGGGCCTGGCGGTCAGCCATCGACATGGTCAACAGTTACGACCAAAATATGGACCGCCTGGCCAATAAATCCCAGGAATCCACACGGAAAATCATGTCATTTGCATTCCAACAACCCGCGGGGATGGTTGAACCACGTATCCAGGAAGCCGCCGCGGTGGGCGCCCAACACGGTGTCAAATTTGATGAATCCTTACAGGTTATGAATATATTACAGGGGCAATATGGCGCGGACCCCCAAGCATATGAAAAAGCGTTGGCCGCGGCCCCTTCAGTTTTCACGGGAATACAAGCGGGGCTTGATATGGACACGGCGGCAAAATTGACCGCCTCAATGATCCAACGGGGTTATGATCCCGGGTTGGGGGTTAGTTTGCCATTTTTGGCCGGGCTGAAATCATCCCGCGATCCGTTTACCCTGGGGAAGGCGTCCCGGGCCGTTGGCGGCCTGGCGGGGGACCCGTTTTTCACGTTCTCCGCCGCCGTCCCGCTTTTGGGGGCCAATTTGGGCGATGAAAATTTGCCCACATTATTGGAGGCCGCCGGGCGCGGTTTGATGACCCCAGCCAATGCCCAGGCCCAGGCATTATTCAGGGGACAACCGGAGGCCACAAGCGGGGCCGATTTAATTGACCGGATGGAATTATTGAGGGAAAAAGGGTTGACCACCAAAAGCCGGTTGGCCGGGGCGGGATTTGATGAAAGATCATCCCGCGCCCTGGAGGTTATGGTCAACGCCATCCCCGAAATTCAGCGCCTAATGTTGGAATTGCAACAGACCCAACCCGGGGCCGTCGGATCCATGGTTAAAACCTTAAAAGGGACGCCAAGGATTGGGGCCATGTTCGACCTGGAAAAGGCCACAGCCGGGGCTGAATTGGCCGACGTGTCTGAAAAACGGGCCGCCAGGTCCATGATTCTAGAGGCAGAGGAAGCCAACATGTTGGCCGCGGCGCGGGACGGGGGTTTCGATTTTCTATTCGGTCCGGAGGGGAAAATAAAACCCGGGAAACGGTTGGCTATGCGGGAATTTTTCCCGGAAATCCGCCAGGGAACGCTGGAGAGTTTATATTCCGCGGGGCATATGACGGGCGGAGAACGGCGGGAACATGCCCAGTCGGTCCATGATGAGTTGATAGCCGGGGGCATGTCGGCCGGGGAAATCACGGATAAAACCGGGGTCCAGGTTACGCAACCCGGGGGCGTTGCCGGCGGTCCTGGTCAAATTGTTAAGCCCAGGATGACGGGGGCCACCAAAACAGGCGTGGAAAGAATGATAGAATTACTGGAGGGCATTGAGGGAAAATTGACGGACCCGGCCGCAACAAATGGGGGGGGGCAGATTGAATAATGGCAACGCCAACAATTGGGGTTTTAACATTTGATGAAATGCGGGCAAACCCAGGGACTCCCAGGATGCGCCTGGAGACAATGAAACGCCCGGGGGTGGATGGCCAGGCATACAGAAAACTGGGTTTGGAGGGGCCGGTGTTTTCAATCGTTACAAAAAAAGGGGTTTCCGGGATAGCCATGGACGACACTATGGAAACTTACCAGGGATTGATTGGGACCACCGTTTCGATTATTGACGACCTGGGGAACACGTTTCCAACTTGTATCATTTTGGATGTTCGCCGGGTCCGTGGTAAAAAATTCAGCGTTGCCGTTGGATTATCCGGTGACGCGATACTTTCCGCCGAATGGACGATCCAAAGCAGCGTTTAAAGGTCCCAAATAAATATGGCCGTAACTATAAACCAACCCCAGATTTTTGAAAATTCGATTTTATTTACTTGGTCCAGTGACCTGGGCGGAACCCCTGACAAATTTTGGGTATATTTAAACGGAACCCAAATTCTGGCCAATGTCCCGAATACTGAGTATTTGGCTTTTTCGGATCCGTCCATAAATTTAATAATTGAAGTATTTGACAGTTTAAGCCATACCCCAACCGAAATTCCCGGGGGCAATATGACCCTGTGCTGGTATCAACGCCCAGGGGTTTCCGAATGGTTGGTCCAGGAATACCAGTCCGGGACATGGGAAACGGTCACATATTTGGCCGATTCGGATGATTGGTTTTATGGTTATTTTACCAGATTTCTGGAGGATGGGCAGGTCCACCGGTTCCGGGTTTCCCCGGTTTCCGGCGGGTCCTATGCCGGGGACCCCCTGGAATTTTCTTCCCTTATGGTCCGCCACCCGGATCCCCCAAATGTTGCATATACTTACAACGGAGCCACACCCAAAACCTTGACCGTTGCGGCGGTGACCTAATGGCGGCCGCCGATCTAATCCCATATAACACCGGAGCCACGGCGGAGGGATCACCCAACGCCGACGAAGGGCGCAGCCTGGGCGGATATCGGGCGGGGTCCTGCCTGGAATCCCTGGGCCACACACTGGACGCCCCAATCCGTGGAATTGTGATTTTACACGTTGCCGGGCTGAATGGGGCGGGGAATGGACTTTTAACGGCTGTTTCAAATAACTCCATTTCATGGGCGGCCCCGGGTGAATCGCCAGGGACCGCGGTGACAATTAACAACGGGGAAACAAAGGTCATAAAATCGGGGACCGGCCAGAAATATATCCAGGTTTCCAGGACAACGGCGGACAATTTGGCCGGGGAATGTACCGTTACACTTTCGGAAATATTCCATAATGTTGTCGCATTTGAGCCGGCAACGGCCGGGGGTTCCACGGATTTCCGGGTTTTTATAATTAAAAACATAGGGGCCGCAAATATGGCAGGGATTAAAATTTGGATAGATCCCGCGGCGGTGACCCTGTCCATGGCCCTGGACGTTGTGGACGGGTCCGGATATGTCCGGGACCAAAGCATCCCAGGGGAAAATAATGACCCCGGTTTTTCATTCACCACCCCAACAACGGAGGGGGGCGCCCTGGCGTTTGACCTTTCCGCCGGGTCATCCAGGGCGGTCTGGTTAAAAAGGGTTATTCCGGGGACCGGATCATCCATTGGAACCTTGCAAAAAATCCACGTCAAGGAACCCCTGGACAGTGAATCCCTGGAAATTTTTGGCCGTTACACACTCCAGGACCCGGCCCTGGACCGGTTTGAATCTTACAAGGGATCTGATGCCCCCATTGATTATTCCACCCCCTGGGAAACGTTTTCCAGTCTGCCACACACCAGCGCGGCCCTGGCCGTAAGCCAAACCCATAAAGTGGTTGTCCGGAAACGGAACGCCTGGAATTATTTGTCCCAAAATATACGGGAATACGAAATTACCCTGGACGGGTCTGGGAATCTGGTGTCCGTTGCCCCCACCGCGCCCTTGGAAACATCAGTGGAAGCCCTGCCAGGGTTGTCCATTCGGGCCATTTCGCGATATGATTACGACGCGGACGGCACAAACCAGGCGGACCAATGGTTGGTTTATTCCAAAATCGGGTCCGCGCCAGTCCCAGGGGTGGACACCCCCGCGGTGGTTACCATGTCCAAGGCGGACGGAATCGCCCCCCTGGCCCACGTTTTGACAGGTTACGCCGCCGGGGATGTTGTCCAGGTAATCGTCCAGGTGCGCCGATCTTCGGACACAAAGGATTCCACGAATAACACGCCATATTCCGCCACGGCGGTGGAAACGATTTCAGAACCATCCCCGGGATGTTCTGGGGTTTCAAGGATTTCAGAACCGGACAACCTGGTTATTTGGACCCATGATTCCAACAATTATTTGGAGGTTGACCGCGCCCGGGAGGTTTTGCGGATAGTTTTGGACGGCGCGGCGGTTGCCGGAATGGGCCGTGGTCGGACATTTACAGCGGCGGGCGGGTTCAGGGAATGGAATTTATCGTCTAATTCGACGCAAAGCGCAGATATTGAATACGTGACAGGGACGCCCAATAAAATAAAAATAGGGGTTGGAAATGGGACCAAAACAACCGTGGCAGAGATCGACGCCAACGGCCTGGTTAAAATCGGAACCGCCCAGGAACAAGCCACATGGCCAAAATGGGGATGGGCTGGCGGGGCTAATTATACGGATTACAATTCCACCCCGGACGCCCTGGAATTTTCACTGGACCTAATCCGAACCGCTTTCGATTTCCAAAAATATGACCAAGGGGGCGGGATTTGGAATTCCAGATTACGCGCCAACAGATTCAGGGAGGGACAATTATGACAAATAAAGATAAAAACGGAATTCTATTCCCCCATATTTTGGCGGCGGGGGCTTTGTGGTGCGCCATTTGGCCCATGGGGTGGTCCGCAGATGTAACCGGAATAAACATTGCGGATACTTCGGGAAATTATGACGGGACGGTGGAAATTGAACGGGACGGGTCCGACAATATGACATTTAAGGACGGAATCGTTACCGTTGCCAAACCATTGGCGGCATTTGTGGGTGGGTCGGGCCTGGGGTTCCTCACGGTTGCATCATCGACAGCCACCCACAAAGCGGCGGCAGATTATGAATGTGATGGAACGGCCGACGATGTACAAATCCAGGAAGCCATTGACGCCATGCCCAACGGGGGGACCGTCATGTTATCGGAGGGGATTTTTAATCTGGCCGCATCCGTGGACATAAAAGATTTGATTTCCATTAAAGGGACCGGGCCAAATGCCACAACCCTAAAAACCACGGCGGCGGACACCCCCGCCCTGGAGATCAACCCCGCGTCCGGGACTTATCAAAATATTGAAATATCGGGAATATATTTTGATTCTACCACCCAAACGGCGTCAACGACGGCGGGCGGCGGGATATATAACAATACCGGCCATAATATCAATAATTTGTGGATCCATAACAACCGGTTTTCATCGGCGAACGCGAACAACCACGGAATTTATTTCAATAATACCGCCGGAACCCGTGATTTTATATGGATCTATGACAATGTATTTACCGTGACCGCCGCGTCCCATTGCGTTGGGTTCAATGCGCCGGGGTCTAATATTTTCATCAGGGACAACCAGGTAAATTACAACGCCGCGGCCGCTGGGGCCACCAACGGCCTGACATTTTGGGAGGATGCCCGTGAAATAGTCATCCAAGGAAACCGAATTGTTTCCATCAACGATAACGCTATCGAATTGGGGACGGCGTCCAATGTCCAGATTTTGGGGAATGATATTGACCCCGGGGCAACGGCGGGGGATTCGGCCATTATGATCCGTTGGAATAATGCCCTTGGGGGTTCCAGCACGTCGGAACAGATAACAATTGTGGGAAATGTAATCCACGACGGCGCGGACGGAATATCAATTGACCGGGACGACACGGACCAACCGGCCCCCAATCACATTATTATCACCGCCAACGCATTCCAGGCGATGACCAAAGGGATAGACGCCAGCGCGGCGGATAATGTCCTGGTTTTTGGGAATTCATTTGATACCGTGACAACGCCCTGGACAGGTGGGACGGTGACATTTCAAAACATGAATATACGGTCCTCAATAGCCACCCTGGACGTGGCTGGCGTTTCCACCCTGGCGGGGACCCTGGACGTGGCTGGCGTTTCCACCCTGGACGGAAATGTTTATTTGGGGGACGCGTCCACGGATTTTGTAACTGTAACCGGGAAAATTGACGCCGATTTTTTGCCCTACGCGTCCGCCAATCCGGTCCTGGGGAATACTTTAAACCGGTGGGAAAGCTCATATATTGATGACATGTCGGGGGGGTCCTTGACCCTGACGGGGGATTCCACCCTGGGGAATGGGGTGGCGGATACCGCGACGAATAACGGGGAGGCCCGGGGGTGGCCCGTTGTATTTACGGGGGGGGATGATACAAACGTCTGGCCCGCTTATGTGGTCACCTCACTTTATCTTGACGGCTACGTTATGGGGGATACCATCGGTTTTCAAACGTTGCGGGATGGATCAATTACCGGTCTAGCATTCCGGGCTGATTGTGAGCATTGTTATAATTACGGAATACAGAGCATTGATCTTTATGTGAACGCGTCGGAGGTTCTTTCTATTGCCTTTGCTGCAAGCAGCGCATGCCCAGCCCTTGGAATCGTTAATTACCGGACAACCCAAGCGCGGGGGACGGATACATTTTCAGCCGGTGACATTCTCCACATAAAAATAGATTCGACAGCCGGGGGGATTCACCTGGATGACTATAATTATCAGATTGAGGTTATTTACGACTAAAAGGGGGGGAGGATAATTAGGGCCATGGCATCAGGGCAAACAGTCCCGGCGGGTTTCTATGTCAGTAATTCCAAAAATGAGTCCACGTTTTACGCGGATAAAAATGGCGGTTTTTATTTTCGCGACAAATTAGAAACAGGCCAGAAATGGGTCAAAACTGATAAATGGAATTTTGACCACCTTTGTACTGTCCAAACAGTAGACGCCACCCAAGGCGCGGATATTTCAATGGATGACCATGACGGGCGGGGCCTGGAAATTAAGGTGTCCGCCCAAATAGGCGCATCCATCACAGATGTTATTAAATGGCATTACATCAACCCAGACGGGAATCAGGCCACTTTGTGGGCCGGTCCATCCGTTGGGGTCGGGGAGGGGATCAGCGCGGATTGTGGGGTCTGGTATGACAAGGACGGGGATATCCACGTTAAAATAACCAGCAGCGGGGTTATCCCTCATTTATGTTTTGGCGCAAATCTTGTCATAAATCCCCGAACGGTCCAAAGCGCGGAAAAATCATTGACCAAACCAACGGCGCAAGACAAAGCATTTTCCACCGGGTTAATGGAAGGGGTGACCGGCGGGATTGTGACCACGCCCCCCCCCGTTGTGACCGGTGCGGTTGCAACCGTCCACAAGGTGGCCAATAAGGTATGGAGTTGGATAAAATAATTATAAAAAGGGGAAAAAAATGAGGAATATATTGAATGGGGCGGCCTTGTTTTGGGCCGTGATGCCTGGCGTTTGGGCTGAAAATATAACGATTGATACAAAATTGCACGGGATTTCTGTGGAAATTGAGGATTCATATTCAACCGGAACATATAGTATGGCAATCGGTGACGGGGTGACAACCAGGACAGCCCTGGCCGTCCAGGGAACTGGCGAAACTGTCCGGGCAGAATACAAGGATATACCCCTGGCGGGCGGCGAATTTGTCCTAATAATTGAAACCAACCCCGGGGGCGCTACATTCCGCCAGGGCGTGGAATTCCATGACCTGATTGATTTACAAAAGGGATTAAAGGCCGCAATCATGGAGGAAATTGACCCGGACGACCAAGTCCAATTTATGGAATCCATGCGCCGGGTAATTGGGCGGTTATTGTTTAACCGAACCACCACGGAAATCCAGGCGCGTCAAACGTCTATAATTGAGTTTTAAGGCCCTAAAAATGCCGGACATGAAAACGGGCGCTTGGAAAATAGCGCCAAACAGGGAAAACCTGATTTGGTGGATTGTCGCCCTATTGTTTGGGGGGACCAACGGGTTTTCACTTTTTAATGATGCCGTCCAAACGAAAGAAAAATCCGGGTTGGAATCACGGGTGGAAAACCTGGAAGATTACCGGCGGCGGATTATTGAAACAGACCATGACAGGTTGATCGTGATGGAAAACGAAATCCGGCAATTATGGCGGATATCTGAAAACGAATAATGGAAAAACAAAACAACAATGGACAAGCCACCAACCGCCACCAATGAACAGCGTTTAACGCGCCTGGAAACTCAATTTTCCCAAATGGTTGAAAAAATTGATGATCTGGTGGGCGCATATCGGGAGGATATGGTTGAACTTAAAACCGCGTTAAAAGACGAAACCCGCGAAATAAACAAAGCCATCAAGGCCCTGGTGATGGGCAAACAAATATCATGGCCCCTAATCATTGCCCTGGCAAGTTTCGCGGTTGGTTTTTTGATGATGTTTGGGGCGGCATTCGCAACCCTGGCGGGGCTAGGCCATTTATATGTCAAAACGCAGGTGGACCCCTTGCGGGATGCCCTGGCAAGTTATCCCCAGGACACCATCCAGGCGGAAAATATACAAGACGCAGGGATCCGGATGGCATTGACCGCCCAGGCCCGGGACCTGGTGTTGGTAAACCAGGCCCAAAACGGCGGCCCCTTGGATTTTGGGGCGCTGCCCCCCCTGGACCTGTCAATTTTGGACCCCCTAATTTTAAGTTTTCCAAACGGCGCCATCCAAAACAAGCCGGGAGGTTGACCAAATGAAAATCATTTTTCCCTTATTTTTTGCCCTGTTATCCCTGGGGGTGGGGGGGTGCGCCCGGTCAACTATCGAAAAAGGTACATTTCGCGCGACCTCAACCCGTTGGTTTTGGTCAACGGAAGGGTTTTCGGCGACTTACGACCCCAAAACCGGAATATACAGGGTGAGCCTGGGCCACACCGGCCAGGACCTTGAAAAATTAATCCAATTATTGAGGGCGGCAAAATGACCGAAACAAAACCAACAACGGATCAGGAACACATCACCAAATATATTTCCAGACACGTCCGGAAGGCTGACGTCGCGGCGTTTTGGGATGTCTATTCTTGGGTTTCCCAAAAATATCCAATGTTTAAATTCGATGGGGCCAGCCGTTTCCCCGATGGCCGCGGGAAGCGCGGGATGGGGTTGGTTTGGCTTGTGCATGATATCGGATATTTTTTGGGTGGAAAACCAATTGCCCGGCGGAAAATTGACAGAATCGCAACGGATATGTTATCCCATCGGGGGCGGTGGTTTATCGCGGCGTTGGTCCTTTTTGGTTTGATGATCGGCCCCAAGTTATTCCGGAAAACGCGCCGCCGGTTTACCCACCGGACGGACGGAAAATCCTGGACAACTGAAACCCCCAAGGAAATAAAGGAAAAATTTAAATGAGGACCCCAGGACCACAGGACCCAGGGGATTTAATTTTGGCCCCGGGTTTGAAATATTACGAAATACGTTGTAAAACAACCAAATCCGGGGGGGTCACCAGTGATGTTTTGGCCGCATGGTCCATCGTGCGCGACGAAATAAACCGGCCGATTGATATAATATCCGGTTACCGTTCCATAGATCATCAAAAAAAAATGATGGAAAGCGGGGTCAAAACCCGCCTGGATTCGTGGCACACCCACGGAATGGCCCTTGACCTGGACCCCGTAAGTTTGGGAAAGCGTGGGTATAATCTTTATAATTTGGAGGCGTTGCGCTTATTCTACCGCGCCGGTTTCAAAGGTTTAATATACGGAAATGGTCGTTTCCATTGTGATGTCCGGCCCATGGTGTTTATTGGGACCTATGACCAGGACGGCACCGTCCGCCCTGTGGAATCAATTATGGAATTAATGGGGGGGGTTTGATATGGCATTGACCGCCGCCCAAACGCGCCAGGTGACCACATATGAGAACCGGCGCCCGGTCGTTGAATATCGTGCAAATTGGAATGATGAGTGGTCCATTGCCAAATATTTGACACCCATCAGGGGGGCCTGGATGGCCGCCCCGTCCAGGTCGGAAATGCAATTCCGCTTTGAATACGGAGACATCAAACGGGAGGACCACCCCGCCGAATTTTTGAGATATGGCCCTTATGCCCTTAAAAATAATTATATCCGCGTACAGATGACCACGCCCGCGGGGCGCCGGACATTATGGACCGGACTGATCACGGATGAATCATTTGACGCATTCGGAACCGTGGACGGCGTGACAGGTAACCAGTTAATAACCGCCAGGGGCCTGGAAACGCTTTTGGACATGGTGGTTATTGATAAGGGATGGATTAAATCAGGGGATGATATCGGGGCCAGCGGCCAGGAAATTGGAAGTATCCCGAAATTTAACCGCCTGGACCGTTATGGGGACAGCATCCTGGGAAATCGGACCGCCAGCGTGGATTCAACTTATGGGGTCCACATGTTTTCATCAGATTCCGCGGTTTGGTCAAATCTTGACATTATTAACCATTTGTTCAGATTTTTCCAGCCGGCGGGGATCACCTTGGGATTATCAGGGGAGTCTGAATTATTGGGAAATATTACATTGCCCCACGATTTGGACGGGTTGACATTGCGGGAATGCTTGATCCGTTTAGTTGACCGTCACCGGGGCCTTGGGTGGTGCGTACGTATGGCCGGGGCCGAACCGTCCATCCATATTTTTTCCACATTCGGCCGCCCCATTTATGTGTCCAATACCGTATTTTTCCCGCCAAACCCGGAGCGCTTCCAGTACGTCGTTGATACCCTGGTTGACCTAAAAAGGGCGGTGGTGCAGTTGCACAATTCCCAAAAATTTGATCGGGTCATTGTCAACGGTGACCTGGCGGAGGTAGCCCTGACCCTGTCCCATGCTGAGGGATCATTGACCCGCGGGTGGGAGTTATCAAATGAATATGACTACATGAGGGAGGATATAGGCAGCCAGGACACATCTGACGCCCTACTAAATGACGAAGCCCGGCGGGCGGACCGATTCCTGGCAGTTTACCAAGATCATGTCCTTAATCCGCTATGGGATGGGTATTCCGGGGACGGGACCAAACCCGATTTGGTGGACCGTTACATTGCCGTCCCGAAAATCCAGGATGATGGGACGGTGGACGCGTCCCAAAAAGTTCCAATATTTATTTTTGGGCGGACGTTGTTGAGAAATATTCCTTTCAAGGCCACGGATTCCAATGAATTCCTGGCCCCCATCGCATTTATTCCGGACCCTGAGAATTCCGGAAAGTATATCCAGGTGGACCAGGTGGGGGATAATGTGGACCGGCCAACCGCAACCGTCCGGGTCCTGGATGACCAAATGGGGGTCCGGATCCGGTCCAAAATAAATCATATTTTTGGGAAAAATTGGTTTGATATCGGGGTGCCGCCATCCCCCCCGGCGCCGTCCTACGCGTCCAATCATTCCGTTGTCTATGATTATACGGACTTATTTATTACAGCCATGATTCAATTGGACCAGCGGGTCCGCGTAGTCCGGCAAATATCAGGGACGCCCGGGGAGGCGCTCAAAACGTTATATATTCAGGTTGATGGGGCAAAACTCCAATATATTGTCCCGACAACCACCTACAAAATAAACCAGGGGGACCTGGTGACACACGCCGGGGGAACCATCCGAAACGATAACGGGCGCCTGAATCTCATCGCCGGATTGGCCGCGGCCTGGTATGCGATCCCGCGATCATCCATTGAGTTGACATATTCCGGACTTATACAGGGGGGGAATGTGGGCGAATATATCGAATCCATATCATCGGGGTGGCAAGTCCAAAACGTTGGGACGCCCGTGACGGGGATAGCCTGGGATTTTTCGGCGGCCAATCCAACAACTAAAATAAAAACAGGGTATTGGGAACTGGACGCCGCCCGCGTTTTTGACATGCCGGGGCATCATACCCCGCGCCAGATTGCCCGCGACATCCGCCAGGTATCCCGGGAGGTCCAAACCCTAAAGGAAAGGACCCAACGATTACCGGACAGGGAACCACCTGTCCAAACCGCGTCAACGTCATCGGGGACCGCATTATTTCCACCCCATTCCCATAATGGATATTATGATGGCGGATGGGCGTTTGGATATTCTGGCGGATTTTAATGACTGATTACGCCACCCAATTTGACACAAAGTTTTCCTTAAATTCCAAATTGTCCGCCGGTTTTTCGATTACCGATGATTATGGAAACCGCCAGCCCCCACTATCCGCCGGGTTGTGGGATTATGACAACCGGACCCGAATTCACCACGCCACCGCAATCCAGGCATTAAACCCAATAAATGGGGATTATCGCCAGGAGGATATCCATGATTTTTTCGCGGCCGTCCATTCCGCCTTAACTTATCTACAATATTTAGTTGGTTGGTTTGCGGCGTCCCCCAGTTATCAATACAATGGCGCGTATTATTCAAATTTCTCCACATTCGCCACGTTTGAAATTGACGCCCAGGTTTCATCTGTAAAATTAAGGTTAAAAAAAAACGGGGCAAATCCCTTGAATTCGACCATATACCAAAAGGGGGGGCGTGAGGATTACCATGAACCTATTGACTATACAGACACCGCTGGAGTTTTCCCCCAACCCGGGGACGTTCTAATCCCGGGCGGGAATTCGGTTTTACAGGAAAGAATCCACGCCAGAATCATCCAGGTCCAGGCGGAGGCCAGCGGTACCACGTTTGACGTGACGGTGGACCAATCGGTGGCAAATTCCACGGTCCTGGCGGACCCCGCCGGTTCCGCCCCCACTGTATCCATTGCGCGAAATGCGGCAAAAGAACCGGACAACTGGACGGAAATTCCGCCCGGGGTTGGGACATTTTGGGGGCGCCAGGTGGTTTTTGAATACGCGTCCACGGATGCGGAATGGGACACCGTCGCCCATGTTTTGACGCTGAAGGACACCGGACCAGGCGGCACGGACTGCGCCATTGCCTGGCCGATGGCAACCAGGGAAAAACCCCCAGGGGGGACCCTGGCGTCCAATATTAACGGGACATTTAAATTTGAACTTAAAACCAATATTTCAACCTATGAAGATATAACCGCCAGTTTGCGACAATATGACGCCACACAAGGGAAATATATTTGGGCGGCAAAAACCGCACCCGTGAGCAGTTCAGACCATAAAACAACCATAGATTTATCCGGGATTATCCCCGCCACGGTCGGGACCGTCCGGGTGACTTACACAATTCCAGACGCCGACAAAACCGCGGTGGGGGTCCATTCGCCCTGTTTGAGTCGCTGCGGTCATTGCCGTCTGGACCGCACCGGAACAATTGCGAACGTAAACACAACAACAAACGGGGTGGGGACTGATTCGCGGGGTTGGCATTGGTATTGCGACGCACGGGCCACCACCCCGGCCCTAAACCTGAACCGATTCAGGGCGGCGGAGTGTTATGATATGGAATGCCCAAATTTTAAAATTGGGGACCGCGGCGGGCCGTCCGCCGGGCATTTTGCCGAAATTTTCAGCGGGATGGGGGAGGCGTTGCGCCAATTGGGGTCTGGTAATTCCAGCGCGTCCAATTTCATCCATTTAAATATCCGCTGCCCGTCGATCTATTGGCTATTAACGCCGCCGCCGGTCTATTCGTCATATTTTGGGGCCTGGGGCCTTAATATCAGCCACTATTCCGGGGGCTATCATCAATTTATCGGGACGGATGCGGATTTTGATGGCCACGACAACGACCGGATGGAATTTTCCACGGGCGCCCAGGTGAATTTTGCGGACAACATGGCGCTTTTGAATTGGTCCACAAATCGTTTTCCGTCCTCTTTATTTGGTCAATTGCGGCGCCGGTTGCCGTCCACCGATGCGCCTAATATGCAAATTTTCCCGGATGGGTCCAGCGCTCCGGATGCGACTAACGACCCGGCGGACAATGACCGCGCATGGCTGGGGGGGAGGGCGCCCGCGCCGGTGTCCAAATTAGCGGGACAACGCGGGGAGGACCTTTATTTTTCAACCCGTGACATTCCGGGATTGGAGGGCGAAAACAGAATCCAACGATTTAACCGGGCAATCAAACGGATACAGCGGGACATTGATTCCGACACCGAAAGCGCGGACCCCACCCCAAACGCTGAATATTTTGAAAAATTCCCGGCATCCAAAACCATCGGGTCCCATTCATCCATTGACGCGGTTTTCCAAGTGCGCCGGGATGGCACACTGGACCCAGGACGGAAACGGGTGGGGGAGTCTGGGTTAAATGCGCGGGGTTACAGGGTTGAATCCTTGGGCGCGGGACTTTATAAAATCCATTGTTATCTGGGGCTTTATTTCTCACACACGACCGCAACCCAAACCGATATTATTGACACATTTTGGGCCTGTGGGAATGTGGTTGATTTACCATGGCCATATAAATTTGAGGCGTCTATATACCAGGCCACCCGGCTGGGGACGGCCCGGAGAAAGGCAACCGTTGGGGATGTTGTGGATTTTCCATCCCTTGGGTCGGATGCCAAATTTTGGGTTACCGCCGCAGAACCCGCCGCCGGGGATGACCTGTCCGCCGTATCCGGTGACGAATGGGTGGACCAAAAAACCATTGGGAAATATTTTGATTTTTCGCCCTGGCAATCAACGGGGGGGGAAATAATTGATATCACAAGGGTCCAAATCCAATTTGTGTCTGGATCATTCCAGGACCATTTCACCCTGGCAAATCCGGCCCGGAAATTTACCAGGTGGGAGGATAGACCCCAGGAAAACGCCCAGGCCGCCGGGGATTTATCCCTGGCGTTTTTGGACCAGGACCGTTTTGAAGCCCCAAACCCGGCGGGGTCCCCCATTAATATTGTAGGAATAACGGACGGAGGGGCGCCGAATCATCCCCCGGAGGTCCAGACCAGCGCCCCCCATGGATTGCCAACGGCCACAAACGAATCCGTCATTATAACGGAATCGGATTCCACCCCAAAAATTGACGGGAATTGGGTGGCAATCGTTACCGGGGCGGACACCTTTGTTTTGGGAACCGTGGAATATAAATCCGACCCGATCACAAGCCCGGGGGCGGCGGGGAAAGTTTACCGCGTTTCTGCGGACATGTTTGTCCAGGGAACTTTCGCCGCGTTTCCATCATATAATTGTCACCAGATCGCATACAGCACGGGGGCGGGCCTTTTAAATCCCAACATCAGATTGGATTTTTTAATCAACGGCGCAAATCCCCAAACGGTGGACCTGGCGTTGGAACTGCCAACCCTAAACCCAACATTTACCGCCGACATTTCCAGGGTTGCGGATTGGACTGTGGAATTTGAGGACCCCCGATTCCTGGGGCGCCAGGCCCTAAATTATGGGGGCATTATTTCCAATAATTACGACATAACAACGGCGGGGGCGTCGTTTTTTACCTGGCATTTTAACCCCACCACGGGGGAAATGGTTTTCCATCCCAACCTGGCGGGCGCCCGTATTATTGCCAGGTATTTTTCAACCACAACCCAATCATTTGGGGATTCGCCGTCCGGGGTGTCGGCCAATACCGTGGCGGCAACCGAAACGATGCGAACCAAGGCCGATATATTAACCATCCGGGACGAAATGGGCATCATTGACACCCTGGGGGAAAACGCGTTGGAAAACGTTGATTTTTATATCCGGACCGGTGGGGTTTTGTTGCCCCCTGATTTGTCAGGCCGGGCCGTTGTGTTAAAACACCGGACCGCGGGGGACACGCCCGGGGCCTGGTCAACGCTTGTCAATGGATCGGATTATCAAGTCCATTATGCCCGCGGGCGCCTTTATGTCCACGATACCGCCGCCGCCACCATAACCGGCGCCCGGGATATTGAGGCAACCGGAGACATTTCGAACGCCGCCCCCGAAACCCCCGCGCAATTATGCCAAAATATTGTCCGTTGTCTGGATGCCCTGGACACCGTAAAAACCAATTTATCCCTGGGGAAATATGCCACATTTGGAGTGGCTACGGAGTCATTTCTACCAGTCGGGACTGTTCCGCGCACCGATCCGCACGACCCCGCCGGGGTTCTTTGCAATTCCCCCCTGGTTTTGGGATCTCCGGCCCCATATCTCAAAGCGTGGACGGATCTTGGCGGCGATACGGTCAATAATTTGGACAACACCGGGACCTGTGGAATTGCAGATTGGAAATATGTGACCGCGACCAACCCCCCAGGCCGGGCGCTATCCGTTGGGTGTTCCCAGGTATTTGTCCCGGGGATTGGGGTGACGGGTTTAACTGCTTTTTATATTGGGGACGTTTATTCCGTGGACCTTCCTGATTTTCTCAAGAAATTGCCCCCGGATTCCGAAATTGTATCCGCAAAAATGACGGTAAAATTTGGGGAAAATACTGGATTTTTCCGGGAAATCCGCCACAGCGTCTCCAGACAATTGGGGGCGTTGGGGTATGCCGGACTGGATAGCACATACACGCCACCAGCAGACACCCCCCGGGAATTGATAGCCACCCCATTAATTACCTGGTCACTATTCGGCCAAAAACCTGACGGCTATTGGGTAAATTTGGGTTCGGCCGCAGAATCCCAAACTGTTGGCATTGTGCCAGGCAAATCCCGGGTATTGGATGCCACCGCCCTGGTGGCGTTATTGCTGGGGGTAAAGGCCGCCGCATATAAAAAAATTGCCATGGTCCCGTCCAAGGTGGAAACCGGGGCGGTGAGCGAAACGGTATCATCCGTGGGACAAGTGGATAAGCATTTGATTAATACAGCGGTCGAAAGTTTCGCGGAATTTACTGTCCAACATACTTACCAAGACCCATCAAATTCATATTATTCCTATTATTGGGAATTGGAAACATTTGATTTTATCGTGGACACCCTTGAGATTTCGGAGTTGATGGTTGAATTTAAACTCCCCGGCGGCGTTATACAACAACGCCCAATTTATGGCGGAAATTGGCCGCATTTGGACCCAATCACCTGATTTTATTCATTTTCTGATATTTTAAAAAAAACGTTAAAAAAAGCAAATTAGGGGGTTGACAAGGCCCGGCCTGTTATGTTCTAATTATGCCAGGTCAAACGACCCCAACAAATCAGGACTGGAGAAAAAACCATGAAACTTAAATCAACCGAAAAACTGACAAGCCGGGACGGGAAAACCCTGTTTCTTGCAAAAACTGAGGGTGGGGCGGAATTGACACTGGACGCCAAGGAACTGGACCACCTGAAGAAAACCGGACGCCTGCCTTGGGCGGACAACCTGGGTGAATTCCGGACCTGGTAAACATTGAAGGGGAGCCGGACCCCACAACTGGCAAAATTTGGGACTGGAGTGTGGAATAATGAGGAAAGCGCAATATCACATCAAAAAAAGGACGACCCACGGAGGCCGTTCATATGTCGCACCTGGGGGGTTTACTAATTTCACCTGGCAATGGGGAAAATGGAAAACCATTGGATCATTTCCGCTTTTGGACAATGCGATTGCAAACGCGGAAAGGGTGGAGATTGGTCTTGACGAAATCGCGATTTTTTACAGAGGCGTTAAAATTTGGGACAAATATGACGGTTTTTTGGTCCACCCATATGATGGGGGGTTGAAATCGTGAAAAAATCAGACACACAACGGCGCCGGGTATATGCCGCGGAACGTACCGTTTTCCCGATGATGCGACGGACCCAGGTGGATGACCTGGGCCACTGGCGGGCCTACGTTGACAAAATCGCGGGGTCCGCCTGGTGGAAACGCCGGTCCATAATCCGGAGCGTTTTAATTCACCCCAAACATTCAGGCAGCGCCACCGCCCGCCATTTCTGGAATACAGAAACCACTCTGTATATAACGGTTGATGGCGGTGGATTGTCGCCCGCGGGCGGATTGATCCGCCTTCCGGGATGGGCCATGAATCAATGGGTTGTTATCCACGAAATGGCGCACATCCTGGCGCCGGACGGGGAACGACATGGGCGCCTGTTTTGCCGGGCATACCTGGCCCTGGTGGACCGCCAGTTGGGCAAGGACCAGGGGGACCTGTTGCGGAAATCGTTTAAGGCCCACCGGGTCAAATACTCCAAACCACATTCCATTGACGCCACGCGGCGCGCGGAACTTGAGGCCCGCGGGGCGGCCTTGGGAAAAAAATATTTAGGGAACCTGAAAAATCAACGATAAAGAATACAAACGGCACCCCAGGGGTTGACAGTTGGGCCGCTATTATGAACTATTACATAACGCGGGCAAGTTTCAGGGAAAGGGGGGGTAAAAATGACCAACAACCGGGGGGGAATATTCCGGATGGGCGCATCAATGCCCAAAGACCTGTATGACGAAATGGGCGCAACGGTCCAGGCTGAAAATCTGGAATATAAAGGGGTTTCCCACTTTGTCCAATTGGCGGTCCGGGAAAAATTGGACAGGATCATCCGGAGAAACAAAAACCGTGAGGGCAGGGGATGAAAAAAAAGACACACGCGGAAACCATGGAAGGGATAGCGCTGGACCGTGGCGCGGGCGCCCCGGCGCCGGTCGCTGGCGTCGTTATCCCCTGGACCGTCCATCCGGTTTATGTCTGGACCCCGTCGGCCGCGTCCGGCCAGGTTGTCCAGGATGGAATGGTCCGCCCCATGGATGCCGGGGACAAAACAGCGCTGGCCCAGGCGTTGGCGGGATATGGCCCCGCAATAATGGACCCGATGATTTTGACGACCCGGGGAGAATCGCCCCGGGACTAATTACAGGAAAGGACTGGAAAAACATGAACGGATCTAATGGCCGCGGATATGGCGGCCACATTTGGACCATGGCGCCCAGGCGCAACCCTGGGGGAAACGTCCAGCGGATAACCCGTTGGATTATCAATTTATTCAAGGGGTGGAAATAATGGATAAAGAAAACGAAACGACAACCACAGCCCCCCCGGCGCCGTTGCCGGATTTCGGGGAGATTGTCCCCCTGGGGGATTCATCCGGCGGGGATTTATCCGTCCAGGGTGGTGGGGATTATCGCGCCCTGGAGTCCTGGTTAAACCCGACTATATTTGACCAATTACAACGGGCCGCCAAGGTTTTGGCCGCCGCGGAATTCCTGCCGCCGACATATAAGGGCAAATTTCCGGAGATATTTGTGGGTTTACAATCCGCCTATCGTTTGCGAATTGATCCAATGGCATTTCTCCAAAATACCTATGTGGTGCCAGGAACGTCCAAGGTGGGAATGGAGGGGAAGCTGGTAATTGCCCTGGTTTCCCGTTCAACACGGATAAGAAATGGGACATTGGATTGGAAATTTTCCGGCGAAAAATTCACCCCTGATTATTGTTGCGTGTGTTCAGGGATCGAAAAAAACACCGGGACCCCCTTGGAAATGAAAATAGATTGGGCAACCGTCCAGGCCAATGGGTGGGACGCAGAGAAAAAACGCAAGGACGGGGGACGCGTCATTCCATCCAAATGGCGCCAATTGCCCGAAATGATGCTGAGATACAGGACCGCCAGTTGGTGGGCGCGGGCATATGACCCCGCCTGTTTAATGGGGTTTAGTGACGTTGAGGAAGTGCAAGAAATCGCCAGGGAAAACGACTTGGGGGACTTGGGGCCGTTGACAGTCCCCCGGCGAATATCGGACCCCGTGGACCCTGGTGACCCCAAGAAACCACCAGGGGCGCCCGTGGATGCAAAAACAGACCCGGACCCACCCCTGGACCCGGACCCGGAACTGGACGCCGTGGCGGCCCCTAAACCGCCCAGGGCGCCAGCCGTCGAAACCACAACGGAAAAGGTTGGCCAACGCCTGGCGGCGCTTGGATTTTTGGACCCATCGGGGGCGCCAGATTTCGCCATGTTTTTCCACTGGACCCGTTCCCTATTCGGGAGGGGTACGGTGCAGGGTTTGACGGATAAACAAATCAACGATATTTTTAAACATCTAAAATCTGAGAGGGAGAAATTGATCGTAAATTGACGAACGCGCCCGGGGTGCATTCCCGCGGACAAACCCGCGGAAATGTATAATAAATGCCAACGACCACCACCCCGGGCGCCCAATTTATATCAATTAGCCACTATAATGGGCCTGGAATTTGACCCCGTTGGTCATACGTACCGGATGGATGGCCAAACCATTCCGTCCGTTACCGGGATTTTGAAGCGCCGCGGATTGGTCCCTGGCGCCGAATTTTTCACGGATTCAGCCCGCGCCCGCGGAACCGCCGTCCATCAGGCCATCCATTATCATTTAAGCGGTGATTTGGACTGGAATTCCGTGGATTTGCGCCTGGCTGGATATCTTGATGGGTTCAAAAAATTCCAGAATGATATGATTAAAAAGGTAATTGATGCGGAATTGGCCCTGGGTCATCCAGATTTATTTTACGCCGGGACGTTGGACCTTTTGGCCGTGGACAAATGCGGGGAAATTGTGTTGGTTGATTTCAAAACCGGCCCATATTCCCCCCAGTATGAATTACAATTGGCAGCATATGACATGCTGGCCGAATCGGCGCGGTCGATAATCTGCCGCCATGCCTGGGCCGTCATGCTGACCAAAACAGGAAAATATAAAATTCACAGGGTGGAGGATTTGACAGACGCCCGGCGTAAGTGGTGTAACGCCCTGGAATTGTCCAGGCACATAGGAGAATAACAGGTTTAAACGAATCCATGGGAAACCTGTTTTTGGGATAATATCGACAGGGGCCAACCCTGTCCGGACTAATTAAAAAAGGACTGGACGATTATGAAAAATGATGTTGATTTCCCACCGCTGGTCATTAAACCGGATTTTATAACCGCCATGATTGCCAGGATCCCGGGTTTTCCGGCCCGGGAAATTCGTGACGTATTAGACAAAACCGGAAATCTGGCGGCCGTGAATGACACCCAGGGGCGGAAAGATGCCGCCGCCATGGTGCGACGCCTGGAAGCATTAAAAAGGGACATCCGTGACCATTTCAACCCATTGGCGGACGTTGCCAACAAATTCCATAAAGCCATCACCGGCCAGCGAAAAGCGGCCATGGAATTGGCGGAATCGGAATCCAACAGGGTCAAGGCTCAGATTCTGAATTTTGACGACGCCCAGGAACAAATGCGAAAAAAAAAGGCGGAACGCATGGCCCAGGAGGCCAGGACCAGGGCGGAAAATGAGATGGAATACAGGCAGGACCGCGCCCTGGAACAGGCCGCACGATTAGACGCCCAGGGGCGCCATGATGACGCGGCCAAGATACTGGACCGGGCGGCCAAGGAAATCCCGGGGCCGTCCGTATCTTTCCAAATACCGGACACAACGCCGCCACCAGCGGAAACCGGATTGGCAACCCGCCAGCGGTGGACATATGAAATCATCGACCTGGGCGCCCTGGTTGATGCCGTCCAGTCCGGCCACGCCCCCCCCGCATATGTCCAGGAAAATCCCGCGGCGATTGGGGCGGCGGTCCGGTCCCAGAAAAACGCGTTTTCATGCCCCGGGGTTAAGGTCCGCCAAATCAAAACATTGACAACGATTGGGGGGGCAAAATGACCGAATTGACCGGATTAAATTATTTAGCTATAGACCCAGGGACAACGGCATCCGGGTATTGTTGCGCGGTTATGACCCCCAGGGTTTTTTCCATCCAACGCGCCGGAAAATTAGACAACGAACAACTCCGGATATTGTTGAAATCCCACCCCTGGGGCGCCTGGGATTGGGTTATTTTTGAAAAATTCCAATATTTCCAGGGACGCCCCGCGGGGGATGAGGTTTTCAATTCTGTATTATGGACGGGGCGATTTATTGAGGCCCTGGGGGCCGGACAATCCTGGGCAACGCAGCGCCGCCAAGTTATGTCCAGCCATATTTGTGGGGTGGGAAACGCCAAGGACGCCCAGGTCCGGGGTGCGATGGTTGAACGCCTGGGGCCGTATGGGTTAAAAAAAGACCCGGGACCAATGTATGGCATACGCCCAGGGGACGCCGTTTTGGCGCTGGCCCATTTGGTGGCATATGTAGAACGCTCAAACCCCCAGGTTATCATTGACCAGGAAAACCTGGAGATTCAGGGGTTGAGGCCATGACCGGATTGGAAACCATGGGGCTGGGTATATTGTTATTATTGGCCGGATATTTATGGCCGGGGAATGGAGATAATTAAATGGCAAATAAACCATATATGCCCGTTTATGTGGGGGATTGGCTGCGGGATCCACGTTTGACACTTTGCAGCCCGCCAACCCGCGGAATATATTTTGATCTATTGTTGAATATTTACGATGACAACCAGGACGGAACCATCACCGGGACGTTGGAACAATTGGCCAGGTTGGGGCGTTGCAATATTCACGCCGCCATGATGGCCTTGGTTGAATTGCACGAAAACCGGACGGCTGATTTTTTGGTTAATGGGGAAAATATAGAAAACGATTTCCGCGGGCATATCCTAAAGGATAACGCAAAAATAACAATTATAAACAGGCGGTTGGCCAGGGAGTTAAAAACAAGGAAATCAAACAGGATGCGCCAACGGCGTTTCATTAAAAACGGACAGAATAATGGAAAAATAACCCCCCCTATATCAATATCAGTATCAAATTCAAAAGATAACCCCCTTAAATCCCCCAAAAAAATGGGGGGGTGTTCTGGATCCCGGAAAAAACAATTTGATCCCATGGACCTGTCCCCATGGCCCGATCATTTCCGGACCCATTCAGAATTCCAAAAAGCCTGGGAACAGTTTGTTGATTACCGCAAACAGGAGCGGGGGAAACCAATCACGGCGCGGGCGGGCGAATTACTCAGGAAAAAATTGGCGGCCATCGACCCGTCCGGCGCCAGGGCGGCCCTGGAAAATTCCATTTCCAATTCGTGGACCGGGGTTTTTCCGGACAAAACCGCGGCCATGATACCGGCACCCAAACGCCTGGGGGACCCGACGCAAAAAACCGGGGAGCGTGACCCGGCGCCCGTGCAATGCAAAAAATGCCAATGGTCTGGTGACATCAGGGACCTGAAAGAATCAAGCCCGGGGAGTTTGTATTTTGATCAATGCCCAAATCCCAAATGTGGGGCGGTGGGGGAAACCATTGAAATCATAAAAGTGGGGGAGGTGAAAATATGAGATATTACGACGCGGAAAAACTTAAACCATTAAAGGAATGGCATTTCCAGGGGTTTGTCCAATATGAAATCAACGCGACAAATCCCAACAGTTGCCAATTATTTTATTTGTATAATCCGGTTTCGGGACTTCCAGCCACTAGGAGGAAACGCCTGGGGATATGTAAAAAAGACCCGCGGACGGGTTACTGGGTCGGCCAACATAAAAGGGGGTATCGTGTTTATTTTTCCAACCCCACGCCCGTGGGGTATGGGGTAATAACTGGGGAACTGGCAAAAATGGGGTGAGGTGTTGGGATTGTCGCCAGGGTCATGGCGGCACGTTGACCGCATCCCAAGCCCGCCGGGTTACGACAACCGCCCGGCGGGGACCACATAAAACATTGAATTGGAGGGATAAACGTGATTTCCGGCACATGGACCGCCCTGGGTTTATCTTTCATAATTTGGGGCATAATAGCGGCCATCGTTTCCAATGATTTTTCCTTGACATACAAGGCCGCCCTGGTTGGTTTGCAATTATTCATCATTGGGTTGGCGTTTTGTATTATCCAAAAACTTGATGAAATATTAATGGCGCTGATATCCAGGACCAGGGGGTCAAAAAATCCAGATGATTGATCCCAGGGACAATAATGACGAAAATGAATATATTTTATGGGATGGATTGGACCCGGAACCCCTGGGGCCTTGAAAAAATGCGCGATGGAGGATCTTGAATGATAAGCCAACTTTCCCAGAACGTTGTTAAATTGTGGGATTATATCTTGGAAAAAGATGGAAAAACCAAAACCAAACTGGACAGGGATGAACCGGGATTTATTAAACGCCTGGCGGAATCCGCGGAACGTGTTTTCCACGTCGCCCGGTGGTTGCATTATGCCGGGGCCACTGTTCAAATGCCTGGGATGACATATCGAAACGCCCCGAATTATTCGGACGATGGATTGACCCGGGCCAGGGATATGGGGGACATTTGGGCGCGGGTCGATGATGGGGCGCCCTGGTTGCGTTTTGAGGTCAAATGCCTAAAAGGGGAAT